GCTTAATTTCTTCCACTCGTTTAAAGATTCTCTAACCGAAACACGGGTTGGATTTCCTACTGTTTGGTCTGACTTCATCTTATGTAAGTCGCCGCCCATTGATAACAATGCTTTTAATTGCATTAATTCTGTATCACCCATAGCGTCACCGCGTGCGTCATTTGAGAAGCCCTCTTCAACTTGTTCTTCACATGTATGACCTTCATACATCATTCCACCGCACTCATTGCACATTTCGTCACCATCTTCAAACATACCACCTAAAGCATTCTTGGCCTTTTGCATAATACCCGCTGGTCTTTGCTTGGCTTGCGCAACGTTTTGTTGTTGTCGGGTTTGATAATCTCTATCGCTAATAGCACTTCCTAATTTGAATGCATTTTCACCAGGAAATTGTTGGGCAAATTGCGCTTTTAGTTTAGCTAATTGTGCTTTGCCTTCAGGGTCATCTTGATTATACATCCTATCATTTTGATGAATACTCATGCCAAGATCATAAATTTGTTTTGCCAATGCTTCTTTGTTACCTGCTCCGGGCATTCCATCTTCAAACATACCACCTAAAGCGTTCTTGGCCTTTTGCATAATACCTGCTGGTCTTTGCTTGGCTTGAGCAACATTTTGTTGTTGTCGAGTTTGATATTCGTTATGACTAATAGTGCTTCCTAATTTATGTGGATCTTCACCGGGAAATTGTTGAGCAAATTGTGCTTTTAATTTGGCTAACTGTGCTTTGCCTTCAGGATCGTCTTGATTATATATTCTATCGTTGGTATGAATACTCATTCCAAGATCGTAAATTTGTTTTGCCAATGCTTCTTTGTTACCTGCTCCGGGCATTCCGTCTTCCTGCATCGCTTCCCGACCTTCTTTGACTTTTTCCATGTCACCGTCACCATCTAAGTCGGCTTCTTTTTTACCTTGGGCACGTGCTTTTGCTAAATTACCGGTAAACATGTTACCTTCTTCCATATCATCTTCTTTGACTGGATATTGTTTTCCACCTACAGAGAATTTTTGACCTTTGTCAGGAATATTATCTGATTTTGCTTTAGCTACTGCACCTGAGAAAGCATTGCCTTCGTCAGTTTTTTCTTCTTCACCAGAATCTTCTGCATCATCTTGTTGTTCATCACCTTCTTCATCACCGGCTGGTTGCAATGCGGTGTCATCAGAACCTTCTTCATCTTCATAATCACCACTGTGACTGTGATCCATAGAACCTTCTTCACCGCCCATATCAATGCCTGACATTTTCTTAATTAATGCAAGCATGTCATTGTCATCACCAACTACGTCAGGACTCATTTGTGGTTGAGTACCAGTACCAGTGGGTTCTTCTTCACCTTGAGATACTACTCCGTAACCAACTGCAGGCTTGTCGTTTCCACCAAACACGCCGATGCCAGCGTTACGCAATACGCCCATTAGTTGTTCAGCGTCAGCGTCAGTAGCACTAATGGTTACTGAATCTGGAGCACCTTGTTGTCCTGTACTGCTAGAAACAGTAATACCTTCATTTAGAATGTTGTTTAGCTGATTTTCCCAGCTTTCATATTGTACGTCTTTCATTTCTTCTGTGCTTTCTAATCTAGTTTTTGGTTTACGCAATCCTGATATAAAATTAACTGCTCTATCGGTTGCGGCATTAATAGGATCTACACTCCATGGAGTTGGCTTTTCAACTGGTTTGTTAGTAGCTTGAATTCTACTAGGCTTAAACATACTAATATCACCTGGCTTGCTATCCATACCATGTGTTGTATGTAAATCTTTACTTGGATGAGGAATTAAATCACCTTCTTCTAAACTTTCGTCAAAGTTAACAAAGCCAAAGTGTTCTAAGGCCGAATCACGCATCTGATCTTTATAAGAACCGGCCATGCTTCTAAATCTACCATGTGCTAATGTCTTATTAATGACTGATATAGCTAATGCTTTATCTTTTAATTCTATTGCAGGTTTGATGTTATAACCTTTTGGTCCTAATTCTAACTCGTCAAAGAACTTAGTCATTTGTTCTTTTTGACCTTCCGTTAATACTACATCATTGACTTTTGAACTTTCGTTCATCTTATTTTGTTCATCAGGATTCAATGTCATCTCGCCCTTGCCAATGCTTTGTTTAATCTGTGCAGCCAATTGAGGATTAGAAACTGTGCCTAATGTTTTATTGCCTTGCTGAATAACTTGTGTATTTGTTTGACTAGCTGGTTTGATTTGAACAGGTTGTTGCGTGTTCATATCTTCATCTACACCTTTGTGTATTCCTATGCCTTGATTACTACCGGGAGTTATTCCTTTAGCACGTGCATCTTTTACTGCGGCTGCAGCCGCATTTCTATGTGCTTGTGTTTGAGAATTATGAACCCAATCTGAATCTGGATTAGCTGCTTTATTTCCGGCAACTTGGCTTGCACTTTTATAACGTACAGTATTGCCTTGGAGGCCTGGCATGCCTGTTTTCCCAGTAGGGTCTCTATAAGCTACCCGTACTGCTTCCTCTACACCTTGTTCTTTAAAATTTGTCATTGGTTTCTTTGTAACTTGAGCAGATTTATTTGTTGGTGTAACTTTAGTCGCTAATCTATCACCTACGTGTTTAACTTCTCTGTCATTACGTTTCATATTAGGATTTTTATTATAGAAATCCTGAGTTTGTTTGTTCATCCAAGAAGTATCCTTCTCACCTTCATTAACTATTGTAGTTTGAAGTTCATCAATGTATTCTTTTAAACTGTGCTTCTTAGAAACTTTACCAACTTCTTTCTTTGGCTTCTTACCGCCACCAAATACATCACCAACACCAGTAGTGTCATATTTCTTTACTTCGCCGGAATCATCCGCGCCCTTTTTAGGACGACCACGGCCCTTTTTAGGTGCATCTTTTTTAGCTTCAGCATTTTTATTAATTTTACCGACTTTATGTCCGTATTGGTCACGTACATCTTCTTTACCATGACTTGAACCGTAATCACCTTTATGGACTCGTCCTTTTGGTGTTTCTTTTGTTTCACCTTCGGAAAGGGAACTCATTGCTTGTAATAGGTTTCTAAAATCCATTATCGTGATCCTCGTTTATCTAATTTATCTTCCATACGTGTAAGTTGTCTTTGCAACTCCACAATTCGGTCGTTTGTATCTTCAACTTTTGCATGTGTTACAGCAACTTTTTTGTCAATGTTTTTTACATTGTCATTCATTGTAATATATCCTGTGCCACCTATTCCCAAGGCACCAACCAAAATCCATGTAAGTTGACCGGTGTTGAATTCGATCATTATTTTCTAGCTCCTGTACTAGGTAATTGTGGTCTTGTCATTTTAGTCATAGGACTAACTGTGTTTATTCCGTCTTTGCTCTTATTAGGACTTACTGGAGTAGTTTTGCCTGCATATGGAATATTAATACTAGGCTTTTTAGGCATTACACGATCTAGATATTGATTTGCATATTCTTTGCTAGCTTCTTTGCCATTATCTTCTAACTCTGTCTTTAGTAATAAAGGTTGATCTTTTTGTTCATTAGCATAACCTTCAGCTTCACTATTGATGCTATCATCATAATCAGTAGTAACTACTCTGACATTGTTTATGTTGCAACCACAATGTTGAGCGCATTGCTGAATCATTGGTTCAGTTGCAGGATATTTGAATTCAGCTTTGATAATGGTAATAGACTCATTATGCAAGTCAGGAAATCCATATGGATCTTTTTGAATAGGTGTAGTTTTTGGATCATCAATTTTGACTGGGTCAAATTTGGACAAATTATGTCTGAACAATTCCAAAAAGTTTTTTTCACAATCGCCGGCAATCTTAATTGTATAGCGATATGTTCTAACACTTTCGGTTAAATATTGACGTAGGCTCTTCATTGTTTTATTCCTGTTCTATTATTTATCAATTTACTGGTTTTTTGTTTGCCAGAATACTCTTGAGAAGTTCATTACGATCCACTAAGCTACCCTCACCTAGTGGAACATTTGCAATCTCTTTATCTTTTTCAACATTTTTTTGATCTAGACTTGCTTTTTTCAACTGCAAATCAATCATTTTTAATTTCTTGTTAATCTTAGCCGTCTTAGCAGTTATAGCATGTCCTAACATTGTACCAGCACTATTGAATATCTCACTAGCAAATCTGCTATCGACTTGCATCCCCAAATCCATTAAATCTTTATAACTGTCTTGAGCCAGTTTTGCCAACTCATCCATCTCAGTATCGCTTGCTTCTAATCCGCGAACTTGAGGTAATGCTTGTTCTATCTTATCTAAAGTAGAGTATGTTTCTTGCGTTACTAAATCCATATCTGTACTGAGTATGGGTTCAGTTAATGATGATTCCTCTGTAGGTAAATCAAACAATTCTGATAATTTTTTTGTCATGCTATTTGTCCATAATAGCAGTATTTATTACTTACGTCTACCGTTATAAAACAAGTCATCCTCTGTGATTACACGGAATGTAAATCCATATTGTTTACAGTATGCTTTAGCACTAGCCCACTTGGCGTGATTTATAGCAACAATTGCTATATCTCTTGCGCTAGCCTTTCTACTTTCAATTAGGCTTTGTTTTTTAGGTTTGATCTCTACAATTTCAGCAAACTGTTTTCCAAACTTGTTTTCATATAGTATAAAGAAGTCTGGAATATAATTAGTAACTTTACCTGTTAAAGGATGACGATAGGGGATACGTATTGATTCGCTTGCCCATTTAATTACATTCTTGTTGCCGTCACAGAATTGCATGAATGTGAATTCCCATCCACTACGATATCTAGGTGTATGATTACCAATATACTTATCAGGATTTCTAGGCACAAATATGCCCTGTGCAAAGTTTGCCATTATACTACCGCGTTTCTAGCTACTACTTGATTAGGTTGAGGAATAGAACTCACACCATATAAAGTTGTTTTGCTTTTCAAACTGTTTAGATAGTATGCAACTAATGCGTTAGCGGTAGATAACCCATTAGAACCTTTTATTTCTTCTAACAATATCAATGGATTTTCGCCAGTGATATTAGAAATTCTAAAAATGATTGTTGTAAAATTTTTAGCTACGTTTTCGCTTTTAGATAGCGAATAAAAATAACTATATATAATTTCATATTGATTAGCCTCTACAACTAAATCAAAATTATAAAATTGATCAAATACACGTACTGTGTTATCTAACTGACTTCTTGGTGCATCTATTGTTTGTGCCATAATATACCTCGTAAAAGTATTTATGTAACTTGTTTAGGTGTTGATCTAATATCGCCGTATGCCCCGTTAATAGAGTTAGGAGCATTTCTAATTGCACTGGCTGCTTGAGTTGGGAAATTAAATGCAGTGTTCCGATTAGGTGTCCCCTGTAAAGCATTAGTAGCTATACCCATTGCGTCTGCTTTTGCAATTCTTAATATATTTTGAGGATTTTTAAAAGTATTAGCCGCGGTGCCAGCTTTCTGTACTGCCCCTACAATATTTCCGTTCTCTAAATCATCTAGTATGCCACCGGCGGCATCAACAAGACCACCTTGACCTAATATAGTTGCATTTGAACCGGGACGAGCGATAGGACTTAGTACAGTATCATAATGATCATTACTGCCAAAACCTTTAACAATATCATACGGCTTACGACCATCAACTGCACCTTCATAATATTTTACAGTTTCATAATTCAAAGTCATTTGATTTTCCATCACGCCACCACCTTCACTATAATTGTACGTGTCATGGCTAAAACTTTCAATGATAGGATTAATTAGTCTATACAAAGAAAAACTATGTTGGTTGAAACCGTATATATTAATACCCTTAAAGAACGGTGCTTTGCTTATGCCTAAACTTGCGGCTGAGTTAGTTGCTGGACTATTACCAGTCTCACCTATGTATCCCCAGTCATCATTGCCAGTGATAGTAGGATCGTAAATATTTCTACGATTTAAATTATATCTAACTGCATTGTCGCCACCAACACCACTAATTGTAGTATTGGTATTACTATCCAATTGTGTTGCATCTTTGTAGTAATATGTATAGTACGTATACCATAATTTTTTAATTAAATTTTGATTATCGTCATGGAATACAACGTTAATAGGATCGTATTTTATTTTAGTTTGCACTACTCGTTTACGATTGTATTGGTTTAGTGTAGCTAAATCAAATGTATACTTAGGTAGTTGTATATTTTTAACGGCTAATCCAAAATTTTGATCTTGAGGCCAACCTTGTGTAGCACCGATGTAGTCTTTGTTAATATCAAAGTAAACATGGAATAGAAACTTAAACTTGGGTGAATACCCATAAGCATTTGTTCTAAATGTTTTACTTGCGTGTTGGTAATCACGCAAGTATTCATTAGTAAAGAACGATGTTGCGGCGTCAGTTAATAGGTTTTGAACGAACCCAGCCATTAATTACTCTTATTAACCGATACCAGTAACTGCTGTACCACCAAATGCACGACCTACATTTGTACCGATACCAGAAGTCAATGGTGACTGAATTGCATTATCAAATCTCACGCTTAACTGAATTGTAGCTGGATCACTTGTTTTGTAATCCAAGTTATTATAGTTGGCTGTTTTAATAAAGCATCCATACAATTCCCAGGTTTCTAATACAGAAGGTGTAAGAACACCGTTACCACCGTCAAGAATTTCATAATTGATTTGAAACTTGTAATCTTGTGCAGTTGCGGCACTAGCTTGTTCAACAAAGTCCATTTGTTTCTGAATTTGTTGTCCAACCAATTTACTAACGTTGCCTTGAGCATCGTCACGTAAATTAATTGTAGTTTCTTGCCATGCATGTTTACCTGCAAGATAAATTCTTGAGTTATATACATCTAAGGTTACTTCATCAAATTGAACTTGGGGACGAGTAATATCCATTACTTGTTTCGTTAATTCTGTAGTGGAACCACCTACACCAAAGTTTAAGAACAATGCTCTAAAACGATATTGTAGTTTAGGCATCAATAGACCTTGTGCGTTGGTAGCATTATCCGCTGCAACGGTCATATTGAACAATGATTGTGAGGCTGTTGCCATATTTTATTCTCCTATATCTTTATTTATCTTTAATTCACCCCTGTCTCCAAGGGTGAATATTCTTACTGAGCGTTTGCTAATTCACCTGTATTCAATACACGAACCGGAATGTAAATAAACTCAGCTGCCTTGACTGGTTCAATAGCAACATCAATCCACAATTCATTTCTGTCAATACGAGCAGGTGTGTTGTTGCTCTCATCGCATACAACCAAATAATCATACAAACCTCGTTTTGCAACTAGGTCGATGAACAATGATTGAACTACACCGCTGATTTCATTACGTGTTACTGCATCGTTAGGTTCAAATACGAACGGACGAGCCGCAATTTGCAATCTTTCACGAATATAGCAAACCAATCTTGCTACGTTAATACGATCCAGTGCTGATTGACTATCAAATGAGTTCTTATTACCGTAGTTCAATAAGCCAACACCTGTAAAGTATGCTAATGGATTGATTTGATTTGTATATAATACATCACGAATACTCATACGATTCTTAACAGTCTGGAACTCACCAGTAGTAGCATTTAAGTAACCAATGTTTGTAGCATTGTCAATCGTGCCACGGCGTGTGCCTGCTGGAGCTAACCAAGGATAAGCAATAGTATCATTACGTAAGAATGTGCGTAACATCATATGACTTGCAGGAACGACAACCGCGGCGCCTGTTAAATCTGTAGTGATACCACTTGGATAGAATACACCCAAGTATGAATCACGTGTTACCCATCCTTCTTCGCCTGTACTTGTAGCACCGGCTGCATTGGTTGCCCAATTTGTTAGATCGGTCGCTTGATCAGGTAAACGCAATGGTGTATCACCGATAATATAAGCAGTATTGTTGCGATCATTATTCAATGTAACCATATCTGGTTGCAATTCTGGATATCCAGGAGCTGCGATAAGATTAAAGAATGTATCTTCTTCTCTTATACTTTGATTTGTTCCAATAGCCGCTTTGATTGATTGAACAACTAAATTACGCTGTGCTTTACGGCCCATGTATGCTGCACCGTTAGATTGCAAACCACTAACACTTACCCATGTATATGAGTATGTTGGTAGTACTGCAGGTGATGGATAGTTATTTGAGGTAAAGTAATTTGTTCTAAATTGTTTTACGTTATAACCACTACGGCGAGTATTGAATAATAACATACCTTGTGGATATAGTGCTGGATCTGGTGCATCTAAATCTAAATAATCACTTTCAAGTAATGTTTCAATGCTTACTAGAGGATCATTCACTGGATCAACAGTTCCTACATTACCCCAACGAGCATCACTAAATAGTACACCGTTTTGACTGGTTTGATCGGATGTGTCAATACTTACCCATTGATTTGTACCATCAACCTGTTCCCAACGATATAGTTTAGGATAATTTTCTAAATCACCGCTATCGATCCACAAATCACCGTATACAAGTGCAGTACCGTCGCTTTGACCTGTTAATGGATCTGGCTCAGTAGGACTAATAATAGGTCCAGCTGGATCTGTGGTGTTAGACCCACCGGCTGCAGGATTACCTGAGCTATCATAATTTACATTTCTATAACCATACCAATCACCATCTTTGTTTACCATAATATCAACTTCAGATGCTGTACTGTAGTACCAATTTGTGCCATTAACTGGATTGGTTGCAGGGGCACCTTCATTAGCAATATATGTAATTTGCTCCCAAGTTGATAATTGTGCCCAATAGTTTTGTCTAGGTGTTCCACTATAATATGCCCAGTTAATAATAGCACCAAGGCCACTTACTGATTTTACAATAATAGATAGATCATTTGTACCGTTGGCTCCGCCAATATCTGATCCTGCAAATGTCACAATTTCGTCTGCTACATAACCACTACCTGGAGTAACTTTGCTCATAGTGTAGAATAATCCGTTTGAAGTTATGCTAAATGTCGTACCTACACCAGATCCTGAACTGTCATCTTGCGATACAGATGCGTTAGTATAGCCTGCTAAAAATCCATAAGTTACACCAGTATCACTTAAACTAAAACCTATATCTGCCAACATACCATTACTTTGTCCATCAATAATATCAGTTAAGTAAATTAATCCACCCAATGTATGTTCTAAAACAATTGCACCTGAACTAGATACACTTGCAGTAGTATTAGGTATATTAGTAGCTAACCATGCTGTTACAAAATCTGTCGCTGTAGTTCCTCCAGGGGATACTACGTATGGACTAGTAGGAAGCTCCCCGGTTACATCAGTAGCTTGAACTACAATTGAATCCAATGCACTAAATGTAGGATTCGTGATTGTACCAGTAAATGTACTTGCACCTATACTTGTCTTGTTCCAATATTGAATTGCACCCCAAGGTGAACTAAGTGAACTATATCCATATGTAGCAACTACAGTGTCCGCTGGAATATCACTTCCACCCACTGAACTTAAATCTACTACGGCTTGATCTAAACTCATATATTTATTAACAGTTTTGCTTACCCATGTATCAGTAGATGCATTATACGTAGACATTAATAAATTCATGCCTGAACCCAATACACTTGTCTTAATCCATACACTACCTGTTGGATGTGGACTAATTTGACTTGATGTCCATAATGGCATACTAGATGATGGTCCAAAATATGTGTCAGGAGCAAAATATTGTTGAGGTAAAATACCCATATCAGCTAAAGGTGTATTTGTACCTTCTGATAGTGTCAAATACCTATTTGTATCTGGTTCTCCATATGCTAAACTTAATTTATTATCAATTAGTCTAGCAGATAGATATGTTATATTCAATCCGTTAATACTAGCCGCAACATCTGTTACAGTATCACCTGAACCAATTGTAATTGTCACTGTTAATAAACCGTTAATGTTAATAGTAAAAGTATCGCCGGTAGTTAATACAGGATTTGATACAGTTCCGGTTACTACCGGTACAGATGCTTTCCATTCAGGTGATCCTAATCTAACCCAATCATTTGTTGTATTTTTATAGAAATATGTAGCATCTGAATATTGACCGTTTTCAACTTCAGTTGCTATTACTGCATAACTGCCCACATTACCTAGTGAATCAATTGGATACCCATCTACAATATATACTGCATCTGTAATTACAATTGGGGTTTTATTGACAAATTTACCAGTAGAACTATTAAATTCATAAATTCCCCAAGTAGAGTTGCTAGTGTCTAACCAATATGTACCATCAGTTGGATCGCCTAAAGGACGACTCAATGATCCAACTAAACTACCCAAATCAATATCTGCTCTTAAAACATAACAACGATTAGTAGCACCTAATAATGAATATGTTGCTAACAAGCCATATTCATTTAATTCGTAACCCTGAATTGGTGTACCGTTTGTAGTCTTGTAAAAGAACGGGGTACCAAACAAGTTAACCAAGTCACGTTGACTTGTTACTTGATATAATTTATTTGCATTTGCGGCTGTTGTTGCTGCCGCTACTCCTGTGCCCGCTGCATTAGCTTTGTTTTGCGCTGTTGCTAAGACTACAAGAGGAACTGAACTTGAGGCTGCTGGTAAATATTGACTCTGGTCAATGATTGTTACTTCTACGCCTGGTGATACTAGTGCCATGTTAAATTTCCTTTATGTTATGATTATGAGGGTTAACGCCCTAACGTACTAATATTTAGTACATATCATAAAAAAAGCACCAATAACCATACCTTTAAAGGTTTCTGGGTTAAATACTATATGATTAGACCCGTTTGCAAAGAATGCAATAAAAATCTATGTGCGGTAAATTATATACGCAAAGAAAAGACATACTATAGGAGTATGTGTGATGAGTGTGGCAGAAAGAAAAACAAGAAAAAGCCAAGAACACCAAGTTGGCAAAAAGCAGGATATAAGAAAAAACCCGCATGTGATGTTTGCGGGTTTAAGTTTTTGTATGTATCTCAGTCTACCGTTTACCATACCGACGGTAAACTTGAGAATAATCAATATACTAATCTACGAACTGTCTGCTTGAATTGTATAGAAGTTATAAAACGAAAAGAAGTCACTTGGCGTAAGGGTGACTTAGAGGTTGATTATTGATTCGACTTGAGTATGCAAATCATCTATTGAACCATTGTTGTTTAAGTAATGATCATATGTTAGGCCGACACTACTGTACTCGCTTGCATGTACTTTTTGTTTGTCTAGTTTAGTTTTACTCAATGACCACAATGAATTACCATTTGGGCCACGATTGTATGCTATTGCGGCATCATACCATTTAGGTTTTTCACCCCGTTCAACTCTTATTGAAGTGCCACCGGCATTTTTGATAGCATTCACTTCATTGGCAAAACGACAATCAGTAATTACGATGTTGTCTTTAGTTTTACGTAATTGATTTTCTACACTTGCTACCCAGATATCATTGTGAAATCCATTGCGACAAACTTCTGTTCCCCATTGTTGCAATACCCATCTAGGGGTAAGTTCAGGTATATTTAATCGCTCACTCCACCACGGGTCTACTTGTTCTCTCCATTCCCTACTTGAGGTAGTAGTACCTTCGAGCATTTCGCGGTCCCAACCAAATACTGCGGCGCAAGCATCTTTTAACGTACCTGCAAAACTAATTCTTTTATATCCGTGAAATGTAGTGAGATAATTTGCTACTGTATCTTTCCCACTACCAATAAATCCCGTTACACCAATAATCATATACGATCTCCTATAGTGTATTATATTACAGAATAGTGAAAAAGTAAATCCTCATTTAACCAATTATAAATGATAATGGTTGACTGTAATCTACAAATCTTTTTAAGTCTTCCAATAATTGGTCTTGCATTGCTTTACCCTCAGCTTTCAAGGTAGTACCGTTTAATGTAGTTCCACCTCCTGGGCCAGCGATACTAGCAAATTTCTCACGGGCCTCACCTAAGATGCTCAGACATTGACTAAAGGTCCAGTCACCAATCCAAACACCACTACCCGGATCTTGTAACAACACTTGTTCAGGTTTTTGAATGTCAGCCCATATCAATACTTGTTCCCCGCTAGCTTTAGGATCACGAACAATACGCAATTCTTTTGTAACAGGATTGAAGGTGAATATAACAAAGCCACCGAACATACGTGCGGCTAATTCAATATATTGAGCATAAAAGTCATAAGTTGCCAAACCACCTGCTTGGTTGTAATTTAACAAATAGGTATTAAGAATGGCACTACTAAAAGGGTCAAAACTACTTGCACTTGGACCAGTCTCCAATCCAATTGTTCTACGAAACAATTGTCTTACGTTAATGAATTCCGAAGGTAATGTATAAACATCTAAATTCTTTTCCATCTTTAACAAGGTGTAAGATTCCTGTGTTGAATTCTGAGCCCGTTGTCTATAAACTTTAACTGCGTATTGATATGCAGCCTCATAGTGTTCAGGATCTAATTCTACATCAACTATCCCGCCACCAAGACGTAAATTTAAATTTCTAAATAGGTCTTCTTTTAATTCGTCTAGTGTAGTACCAGCCATATAATTCTCCAGATAGTGTATTTATCTGGAGAACTGAACATAATCAAATATCGTTAGATTTGCGATTTTCGCTGTTGAACACGTTAAACTCACCACCGGGATATCGTGCTTTTAATTTCTCTACGTTCTCAGCAATCACATCATTAGGATCTAGGCGAAGTGCCCTGCAAGCATTGACCCAGTACCACATGATATCACCGAGTTCTCGTTTCATGTGGAATACATTATCAGCAGTTAGAGGTTTACCTTGAAAGAAAATCTTTTTAGGTATCTCAATAAACTCACCTGACTCTGCGGCTAGTCCTAAACATGCAGTTAGCAATAAAGGTACGTTGATATCAGGTCCATGTTCTTGTGTTACATCATCAAAGTTACCGTCTAGTTCATCTAAACGATCCATAAAAGTTGTCAAATCATTGCTTGGTTGACTTGTCACAGCTTTTACAAAATCACTATATTTGTTCAAATCTACATTCATGGCATACTCCAAGCATCAAAAACAAGAACAAATCCTACAAAAAGTAGAATAAATCCATTACTGGTTTGTCCAAATGCAAGTGAGTTAACACCACAAAGCATGTTGACACCACCTAGGGAGTATCCTACCTTTTTGCGATTTTCGCCTAACCAAAATACAAGTTTGTTTATCATATCAAAACGCTTTCAAAATAATCATGTTTTCATTAAAGCGACCATTGGGCACTGCACCAACTGCTTTAATATCTTTAAAGTATTTACGAGCCGCGGGCTTGCTTCCCATAATTTCTTTAATCTGCTCACCGGGCTTACGCAAAGTTTTCATTTCGCTGGTGTTGTTGTCAAAGCCTAGAATTGTGTTACCTTTTACAGTAAATGCTTTGCTATACTCATCCGCAATGTAGTGATGCATTTTACGCTTTGCAGTATCATATACCCATGCCTCGCTTGCACCATGCAACTTAGTTGGATGTACGCTAATCAAATCAAGTTTGTTCACGGCATCCTTGAATACTTTCAAATACTTGAGTTTAGCTACAATCTTCTCAACAGGAACTGCTTTCTTTTTGCGGGGTGCTTTGCTGGCTTTCTTAATTGAGATATAACTGTTAAGGTCACTCAACACCTGCTCAATGAATTTAAGTGTGTTACGCAATTTAACTTTGCCTAAATAACTATAGGCTTCTGTCAACTGTTCGTCCTCGCCTTCAGAAACCATGTCAAATTCTTGTTGTTTGCGCTTCCAAATCTCAACAATCAATGAGATATGCTGTGGCATGACATTAAACTTAGCAACAATGTCAACTGTTTTTTGTGTTACTTTTCCGTCAGTAATCCATTCATCAAAAATAGATTCAAGTTCACCTGCGGCTTCTAGTGCTTTTTCACGCATAATCTCCTGCACATTGGGACGATTGCTAGGTTCTTTATCTTTTTCAACCACTTCAGGTTTGTTGACCAGTTTATACAATCGGCTTATTTCATTTTCAAGAGTGGTTGATTCATGTTCATTGAGTTCAAGACCACGCATTGTCATACGTGCCAACCAGCACAATGTCATCAAAAACTCAGATTCGTGAACCTTACGCAAATGTTTAGATTCGACTGTGCGATTATGATATTCCAAATACAGGCAAAGCAACTCTTTGGCGTCTTTTTTGCCATAAAAACGATTGTACCAAGTGAAACTTTGTGTCAATGCCAAAGTTCTACGATCACTATCTGGTTGCAACGGGAAGAAGGGTTCTTCACCCATATATTTTGTGTCAGCATCACGAGGATTTAGTGCTTTGACAAAGTGGTCAGAAGTTGGTTTGGGTTTACGTGTCGCCATGTGTTCTCCTATTACGATTCATGTATTATATATGATATTCCATTATTTGTCAAGTTCTATAGGTAATACTTTAGACATAAATACTAAGTAAACGGATAACAACATGCCTAGACTCTCATTATATCGGCCACAGAAATCAAATGATTATAGATTCCTTGATAGAACAATTAAGGAGATGTTTGTCGTGGGAGGAACGGATCTATACGTTCACAAGTATTTAGGCATACCTGATACCGGGGCTAGTGCTGATTTGACACAGCCTCAATATGATACTCTGGACCCGACTAACATACAAGATTTACTATTCTTAGAAAATCGTGATAGAAAGTATGATACTAGCATTTATAGAATTCGTGGTCACTACAATGTAATGAATTTAGACTTTGACCTAAGTCAGTTTGGACTGTTTTTAAACAATGATATCATTTTTATAACTATACATTATAATGATATGATAGAACTAATAGGTCGTAAACTAATGGTTGGTGATGTATTAGAGTTACCCCACTTAACAGACTATCATCCACTTAATGAAGCGATACCTGTAGGGTTGCGTAGATATTATCAAGTGACGGATGGTAACTTTGCTAGTGAAGGTTTTAGTCAAACATGGTATCCACATTTGTGGCGCATTAAATGTGAGCCATTAGTTGACAGCCAAGAATTTAGTAACATATTAAGTCAGCCGTTAGAAAAAGATAACTTCTTGGGTGATTGGGATCCTACTAAAACATATATCATTCCTGCAGGACAAACATACACAATTCAATATGGTGATAAAACATATACTATCACGGGAGCAAGTCCAGGTGGGACTACAGTACCTGCAGGTGTAGCGCCAACCGATCCTTTGTATTGGCAGATCAGTACTGCTGATAATCTACGTGACATTATCGGTAGATATAATAAGAACATCGCAATCAATGATGCGGTGATTGCAGAAGCAAGTAGATTATTACCTAAGACAGGTTACGATAGAAGTCAATTATATCTTGTTCCTACTCTAGATGGGGAACCAGAGGCGCCAGTCAACATTATTGCACCAACTGGAAATCCTGTACCAACTAGGGCCACCCTAATGATGATGGCTAATCCTATGTACAAGAATCCAAGTCCAGTACTTAGAATAGGTGCTGAGGCTCGTAAAAAGTTATGGAGTTTGACGGGTAACGATGCTGATAAATTACGTGAACAACTTGCAATCACTTTAAAGACTGCAAAATTAGCACCACAACGCACTGATACAGGAAGTGGTCAAGTTGATGGTACGTTAGTGTTAATAGCAAAAGCAACAGGACCTATCTCTGCACCTTATGGTACCGCAGACAACACATATAGTACCGCAGACAACTTCCCAACATTCACTCTTACATCACTTGCAGTTCCAATTGGAAGTACTGTTATTAGTGTGCAACCACTAGATGTTACACAAGACATTGCCCCATTGAATAATCTATCAGCATTTGTTACGTCAGTTAATGGTACACGTACAGATATATTTGATTATGGTACACGAATTGTTAGTGTGAATAGAGTTAACAATACCTTTGTAGTAGATATTCCTACTGTAGCATTTATGCCAGCCGGTACTGAGATAACAATAGAACCTAATTTCCCATATACAATTAGTCAACAAATGGATTTCCGTGCTGATTGTGACCCTAGATTCGTATATGTCACACGATCAAGCCCACAAGGATTTGGATATACAAACGGATATCTAATAGGCGATGGAACTGCACCTAATGGATTCCCAGTAGGATCAGGTATAACTTTCCCTGTACAACCTGCACTAGGAGATTACTTCTTACGCACCGATTATCTACCTAATTTGTTATATCGTTGGGACGGTTCACTATGGATTAGAATCGGACAGAATTCACGTGCAGGTGTAGGAATTGATTCCACTATACCAGGACAACAATCACAAATGGCGTCATTCATCAACAATACGCAAACAACTACATTAACAGATGGTACAGTAATACCACAACAGCAACCATTGTCAACACTATTGACGATACAACCAGATTAAGGTTTATAATGGCACAGTTTTTTTACGACAATCAAATAAGAAGATTCTTAATTCAGTTTGCAAGAATTTTCAGCAATTGGCAAGTAACTAAAGGCAAAGACCCTGCGGGTAATGAAATACTTGTGCGTGTTCCTATTCAGTACGGGGATTCAAGTCGTATGGCTAGCACACAAATTGCACAGAACAGTCCTAGTAGTTTACCTAGCGCCCCGTTGATTACGTATTATATTAGTGGCTTAGAGTATGATCAAAAAAGAACACAAGATCCATATTTCATTGATAAAGTAAGTGTTCGTCAACGTCAGTATAATCCAGAGACTCAAAGTTATCAAACAACACAGGGACAAGCATTTACGGTAGAACGTGTAATGCCAGTACCTTATACATTACGAATAACAGTAGATTTTTGGACAACTAACTATTTGCAAAAATTAGAATTGGTAGAGCAATTAGGTGTGTTATTCAATCCTAGTATGGAATTACAAAGTACAGATAACTTTATTGATTGGACCAGTTTAAGTGTTGTATATCAAGATGGATTGACATTTAGCAGTAGAACAATACCACAAGGAACTGGCAACCCCATAGATGTGTTGACTTGGAAGTTTCATATGCCAATTTGGATTAGCAGTCCCGCTAAGATTAAGAAACTCGGTGTTATACATAAAATTATTGCTAGTATATTTAAAGGCAATGCTCTTACAGATATGCAAGACGATGATATGTTATTGGGAACTAGACAAAAGATTACCCCATATGGTTATAAGATACTGTTTATCGGTAACACATTACAAATATTGCCTAGCAACGAGGCTTTTTATCCAAGAAACACAGACTTAGAGTTACCAACCAACCCTGATACAACAGTGTATTGGCAAAGTGTATTGAATGTATATGGCACAGTGCGTCCTGGCATCAGTCAGATTTGGCTACAGAATCCATATATGGATACTGAGATTGTAGGTACGCTTGCGTTTAACCCAACTGATGATAGATTATTAATATATGATGTTGACATTGATACATTGCCAGAAAATACTTTGCAAGCAGTGGATAGTGTGGTCAATCCATTATTAAAAGGTCCAGGACATGGATTGCCAGTAGCTGAATCAGGCCAACGTTATCTTATTGTAGAGGCTATAGGTAATGAATTGAATTCTGACCCATCTATTGCATGGGGCAATGTAGTGGCCAACGCCAATGACATTATTGAATTTGATGGCCTTGAATGGGTAGTAAGTTTCGATAGTGTTAATACAATGACTATTGAATATGTTACTAACTTAACTACCGAAGTTCAATATCGTTGGGCAGAAAGTATGTGGATGAAATCATATGAAGGATGGTACGATCAAGGGGATTATTCTATCGTAATCTGATACTATGATAAATCATAGTATGACCAGCATCATATATAACAATTCCGCAGGTGTATTCTTTTATTCGCAAGACACTCACCGATTCTTATATCTATTACGCAGTGATGATAAGAATCCGGGAAACTGGGGAATACCCGGTGGTAAAATAGAACAAAATGAAACTCTATTTGAGGGTCTTGAACGTGAATGTTTGGAAGAAATAAGTTATTTTCCCAATGATGCCAAATTAATACCCATTCAAAAATTCGTCAATAACACATTCACTTATCATACATTTTTCTGTAAGATAGATAAAGAATTCATACCTACATTAAACGATGAACATTGTGGCTATGCATGGATGGATCAATTACATTACCCAAAACCATTACATCCCGGATTGTTTAACACAATCAATTTTGATGTAGTACAGACTAAATTACAGAACCTCATAAAAAAAGCCGCGTAATGCGGCTTTTTTGTTTCAGTATAAACTGATTAGCAATAGTTGTCTACTGCTGTATAGATTAAACCTGTTGCATCATCAGGTGTATCACTAGCACCCTCCAATGTTGCAATATACTTAGTACCTGGATTTTCATCAGTACCGTTGTCAGTAAAGTCAAAAGCAAAGTGATTAGTAACAGAGGCTGCATATACATCTGATCCACTAGCAAAGTTAAGATTCAAATTCATTTGATTTCTAGTCAAACTTGCATCTGCTACGTTTACCAATGTGCAAACACCAATAGGATATACAGTACCACCAGTAGTTAAGCCAACACCATTTATTGTTGCTGTAAATACTTTGCCAGCGGCTGCATCAGGGCCCGCGCCCAATGCTTCCCAATCGGTATCACTTACTGAAATAATCATGTAACTTCCACCTGCGCAAATAAATTCATCGTTCACAACATTTTTTTCTACTACTAAGAATTTTCTCTTACCTTTTTGACGAACAACATATCCGTCATTAGCTGCCGGAGTAGAGTTAGTGAATGCACTATTAGTTACCGTAGCTGTTGCGGCTGCATCTAAAGTGATTGATGGATATTGTTCTGCTGTAATATCAGCAGTCTCAACAGTTAAGTCAAGTTTTGCACCACCTGGAGTAGCACTGACTGTAAAGTGTGTACTATCAACAACTGTTTTTACATAATAAACTACACCACCGGTTAAACCTGCATAATTTGTAGATAATACTACTGGACCATCAGCAACTAATGCTGTTGCCGCTACTGCGCCTTTAGTTGTGAAACTATCAGTAGTTCCTGCAGTTGCCGCATCAATAGTGATGGTTGGTACTGGTGTATTGATTGTATTGACTGTGCCTAGTGCTGCCACAGTAGGATCTGTTAATGCATCACCTGAGTAAATTGAATCACCAACACTAACTGTATTAGCATAATCAGTGATACCATCACCCCAGATTACTGTAATGCCTGATGTACTGTTAACTACACCATATTGCTTTTTCTCAATAGCTACTGAACATTCAATCATATCGCTATCATTGAAACTTGGAATTCTTCCACCAAGAATACCTGGATAGCTTCTATCAAATCCATTATCAGTTGTGCCATCATTTGGATAGCCATTATCTACTTCACCATCTGGACTGGCTGCTGATTGTACTTTAATTATTTTTAACGGGCGTCCCATTTGTTTTCTCCTTATATATGTGTGGGTTCTAGCCACTACGCGGCGGGGACCGCATAAATTCTCAGAATTAAGAATGTATTAAGTATTTATCAAAAATTAGTAAGATCAGGTGTTTGGTGACAATGGATATGTGATATTAGCATTCGTTCCAGTCATATACCAAGTATCACTATATATTTTTTGTAAAGTTATTGTACCGGCTGGGTAAATTTCTGCTCTAACCCATTCTTGTGGATCTGGTGCAGGTAATGCTGTATAGTTTATCAGTGCCCCTGTATTGTCTATTACTGATAATTTTACAACAACATTAGATTCACATTCAACAAATAAATTATTACCATAAAGTGAATCATTAATGATTTCAACTTTGGATCCAATTGGGAAATTAATATTTGCTTCATCGGGGATAACCAATGTTCTTGACGAGTCAGCACGATCTAGTATTACAGCATTATTGTCTGTTAATGCTAATTTTCTTTCAGACGGGTTAACAAACTCATTTACAGTAGTTACAATGTCTGATGAACTAATAGTACCTTCACTACTAAATGTGATATTACCTAAACTTACATTGCCACCGCTATCTGTAGTAATTGAAGTACCACCTAAATGAATAGTTGTGCCACTTAACCATAAATCTTTAAATCTGTTTGTTGCATTACCCAAGTCATATGTAACATTAGCATTAGGAATAACATTACCGCCAACACTCATCTCGCCGGCAGTAGTTAAACTTACCAACGTACCTACTGATGTAATATTTGGCTGTGCATTAGTGTATATAGTGCCTGCTACTAATGCATTGCCTACTTGTCCACTTACATTTGCGCCTGCTACTGAGTTAGCAATATTTGCATAATGCGATTGTACGGCACTTGTAACATTACCTGAAACATTTGCTCCGGCAATATTATAGATGAATATACCATTACCACTGAAGTAACTTGCTGTTGCTAAGTTACCTAAATTAGCATT